GTGATACCTTTTTCAGCTATGTTACAAGCCTACAGGATCAACAAATAGCATGGGGCCGAAAGAGCGTTTAAACATATACATTGAAAACTTAGTTGACATACCCTTTGAGTGGGGTGTGAATGATTGCTTCACTTTTACTAATGGTGCTTTTAGAGCTATGTATGGTAAAGGTTACGCAGACGAATGGATGGGCATATACATGCAAAGTAACAAGGTCTACCCAAAAGGGCCAAGTAGCTTACGTTATGATGCTGGTTATAATAGTATAGAAGAAGGACTAGCGGACAAGTTAGTTAGAGTTGATACACCTACCTTCGGTTGCTTAGTTACTACGAGAAAAAAGCAACGCTGGATAACTGGTGTTGCCCTTGGTATTTCCATCGGATCTAGGGCTATATTCCTTGGTCAAGAAGGATTAATTAGATTAAACATTAAAGATGTAGAAAGTGCTTGGGTATGTCGATAAATAAACACAACACTCCTTTTAACGTATTAAGGCACAACAGACAGTTTGAGATAGCACCTAGAGATCCAGTATCATTATATATTGCTGGTGCTATAGCCACTAAAGGTACATTCTTATATTTCGCAGTTTTAACAGTAAGCTCTATTGCTGTATCTATGATTACTTCAGCGGCTATAGCGGCTCTTATGCCTAAGCCAGATATGAATCCTAATAGTTCTCAGGGCTTATTAGTCAATAATAGATCTGCTATTGCCCCTGCTCAGTTTGTATACGGTACAGTACGTAAAGGTGGAACAGTTACATTCGTAGAAACTGTTGGTACAAACAATAAAGTACTACACCAAATAATAACTTTAGCGGCTCACGAAATACACGAGATAAGTGACATATACATAAACGACAAAATTGTATCTATGACTAATGAGACAGTTACAACTAGTCCTTACAGAAGAACTAGAAAAGAGACTTCTACTAGTGTAGTTGATGGTGTATCTGTTACAACTGAAGTTGATGTAATAGATGATTACTTGAAGATATATTTCCATCTAGGGGATCAAACAAGTGCTACTGATACTTTTGCTAACTCTAGTGAAAGTCTAGCTACAACTTTACATGCAGAGACAACAGCAGACTCAAACTTTATAGGTAAAGGTTTAGCTTATTTATATTGTAGGTTAGTATACGATAAAGATGCTTATACTGATGGTGTTCCTACTATTACTGCTGTAATAAAAGGTAAGAAGGTAACTAAGACAGTTAACGGAGTAGAGCAAACCCCAGTGTTTAGTAACAACTCAGCTTGGGTTATGAGGGACTTCTTAAAAGCATCTTATGGTTTTTCTGATAGTGCTATAGATTACACTACTTTTGAAGCGGCGGCAACTGTTTGTGATGACACAACTGTTTTATCAAATGGGGAAGCTCAGTATACTGTAGATGGTGTTATAAACGCCAGTCAATCTTATGGTGAAGTATTAGATAGTATGGTTTCTACTTGTGGTGGATCTCTTTTCTGGGGTTCTGGTTACTGGAGGCTTCATGCTGGAGCGTTTGTAACTCCTACTAAAACTCTAACCTTAGACGACTTTAGAAGTCCTATTAGCTTAGATACTAAAGTATCTATGAGAGATAACTTTAATGCTGTAAGAGGCACATACATTGATGCTTCAGCTGATTATATAAGTTCAGATTACCCTCAAGTAAACTCTAACGTTTTCTTAACTGAAGATGGAGGAGAAGAAACTGTACTTGATCTACAATTACCTTTTACCACAAGCTCTATAACTGCACAAAGACTAGCTAAACAACTACTATTTAGAAGTCGTGAACAACTTAGCTTAAGTGCAGAGTTTGGTATGAACGCATTTGACATAGAGGTAGGCGACTTTATAAAGTTAAGAAATGAACGTTATGGTTGGTCTACAGGTAATGAAAAGACTTTTGAGGTAACAAGCTGGAAACTAGCTCCTAACCCAGATGAGGGCGACATAAGAATTGCTTTGTCCTTAAGGGAAAGTAGTTCAGCCGCATTTGGATTTGATGCTTCAGATGAGAATACTATAGTAAGTAACAATACTACATTAACAACTTATGATGAAGTACCAGATATAGGTGTAAGTATAACACAAGAGTATAGAGAAGTTAATGAGAATGTAGTTAACATACTTGTTGCTCAAATTGTTACAGACTCTATAGAAAGAATAGACTCAGTTATAGTTAAATATAGAAAGACAGCTGATCCAGACTTTAAGTCTGTTGGGCAGTCTATACTTATAGGTGATTCTAATACAGCTGGTAGATTTGAGATAGTTGGTATAGATGTACCTCAGATAAATGAACCAGCTATAAACTATACAATAAGTGTTGTTCCAGTTAATGCTCTTGGTTTTAGAGGAGATCCAGTATTAACTACATTTAATGTTACTTCTGATACAACTCCCCCTTCTTCTCCTAGCACTCTAACACATCAGTTATCTGGTGGTACAATATTCTTTGCTTGGCCCGCCGTTTCAGACTTAGATTTATCTCACTATAAGTTATATTATTCTTCTAATAGTTCAGCTAACTTTGGTGACTCTTCTACTTTAGCTATAGTAGATAAAATAGCTAGACCTGCTACATCTGTAACATACCCTGCTTTATCTGGTAAGTTTTTTATATCTGCTATAGATAAGACAGGCAATGAGAGTACTACGTCTTCTTCAACAGTTGTCTCTCCCAGTGAGTTACCTACTTTGGGTGCTAGTCAAACACATACAGAAAGTACTAGCTTTAGCGGAACTAAAACTAACTTAACTGTCTCTGGTGGTAAGTTGTTTATGACTTCTTACTCTAGTGCAAACTCTAGTGGTACATATGTATTTGATCATAACGGTAATGATTATTTTGATGTAGGGACATCACGTACTGTTAGGTTATCTTCTTCTATTACAGTTGAGCGTAAACATCTTGACGCTGTAAATGGAGAAGTTGACTGGGATGACATACCTAGTAACTGGGACACATGGCCTAATAATTGGGATACATGGACAGATGAAACATCAAACTTTAACGACTTTTCTGTTACGATAGAAGCAAGAGCTGGTACTACTGTATCTGAAATGAATAACGCACCCTTCGTCACAGGCTCAGGCGAGATAGTAGGTCGTTATGTACAATTTAGAGCTATACTTGCAAATACGCAAGCTAAGATAACACCCAACATATCGGCACTTAGTGCCACAGTGGAGTATTAATATATGTCACAACATGACTTTGCAATCGCAAACCAAACAGCTAGTAGTGCTAGAGCTGACCTTAACAATGGGCTACAAGCCTTGGCAAGCAACAGTAGTGGAACTTCAGCTCCATCTACAACTTACGCAAACCAATTTTGGTATGATGTAACAAACAACCTACTTAAGATCAGAAACGAAGGTAACAGTGCTTGGATAAATGTAGCTTACGTAGATCAATCTAACAACTTATATAAAATACTTGATAATACTATAGTTTCTAATACGTCTGGTACACAAACAGGTTTACTAGGAGATCAATCTACATCTACATGGCAAACTGGTACGGGTACTACACAAAGTCTTGTTTCTCCAGCTAATGTAAAATCAGCTATTGATTCTCAGGTATCAACTGCACCTGTCTGGGTAGCTACAGATTCAGTATCTACTTATTCAGCTACAGGTCTAAGTTCTTACAACGCTTGGGTTAAAACTCCTATAACTAATACTATAATATCAAACTTATCTGGGGCGGCAACAGATACTACAAACTACGAGATAGATTTACCTGCTGGAACTTACTATGTTGAATGGACATTACCTATAGCAAGGGTTGCTTCAGATACAGCAGATAAAGTAGGAGTAAGATTTAGAAATGTTACAGACAATGTAAGTGTAGGAGCAAGTCAACAAATAAAAATAGGGGATTGGCAGAATTTAAACTTTCATGGTTGTGGGAAGTTTACTATAGCTGGAACTAAGTCTTTTCAATTACAGGCTTGGTCAAGTGAGGTTGTTACACTTAGATACGGAGATCCTATATCGGGAGATCTAGCTACTTTCGCTATAATAAAAGTGTATAAGGCTTAATTATGGAAATGACAGATCTATGGAGTAGTGTCCTAACACTAGGTGTTGGTTTTATTGGCTTCGTTCTAAGAGGTTATGTAATAGAGTTAAATAGATTACGTATACTACTAAACAGAACTAGAGAAGAATACGTTACTAAGGCTGACTCAAATCAAGTCCTTAGTCAAATAATGAGCAAGTTTGATAGGATAGAAGAAAAGCTAGATAGACTCGTGGAGAGAAAATGAAACACTTACTTATACTACTTACCCTGATAATTGGTAGTACTGTATATGCTGACGATACGATTTACACCGACAGTAATAGTACAATAACTTCTGATGGATCAATGGACACGACGATTAATAGTCCACCACCTTCTGCTATATCACCACAGATAAGTGCAAGTAACTCTGACTTATGTACTGTAGGTGTAGCAGGTGCTGTACAAACACAAATACTAGGTATCTCTGCTGGTCGTACAGTAAGGGATATGAACTGTGAGAAGTTAAAGAACGCTAAGACTATGTACGATATGGGCATGAAAGTTGCGGCTGTATCTGTAATGTGTCAGGACGAAAGAGTGTTTGAAGCCATGCTCAATGCTGGAACTCCCTGTCCCAAGGATGGGTTGGTAGGCGATAAAGCTAGACTAGCATGGGAAATGGAAGCAGTTGAAGAAGCAATAGAGCGTGACCAAAACAATGTAATCGAGAGGATGTTCGATGAAAATGGTGAGACAAAGATTGGCTTGGGTGTTATTTTTAGTAGCCTTGCCTTCTTATTGTTACTCTGACCCCTATACTTATGGAGCAACAGGTAATGCGGCTAGTACTTCTCTAGGTTGGGGTATGGATAGTATCTTACCTAGCATTGCTGGTGTAGACATAAACGGTCTTATCTACAGGTACACAACTGTTAAAGACCCAGATTCTGATATGAAAGTACACGTCAGTAATCTTAATGCTAATGCTGATGGTTATATCTTTAGAGAAACAGATGATTGGTCGGGGGTAGCTGGTAATACCATTGTAAAGTCGTTTCCAGTTTCGAACATTCCAGCTTCAAATTGGGGTACAGGCTCGATTGAAGTGGAAGGAGAGGGCAGAGTGGAAGATGCAGTTGTTATTTACTCCTACAGGGTAGATACGTGCTATGATCCTCAGTCTGATCCTTCATGTGCAGGTTACGTTAAGCCTATGCCTGAGATACCAGAAGTAGTTGTATATGATGCACTAGAAGATGATGCAGTTGTAGATAATCTAGAACCCGATGAGTTTCAATACGACGAAGATGGAAAGCTAATACTCTCTGAAGAAGAGGAAGAAGAAGAGACACGTATAGAGATGGGTCTAACTGCATCTGCTAATGCTCTCACTTTATTTAAGGCTCAAGGTCAAGATGATATAATCATGGCTATCAACCAACAAACTAATATCAATATGTACTACAACGCAGAGATAAATGGTGGTACATTAAATGACGCGGCTGGACTACAAGATGGTACAATACCTGACAACAAGAAAGCCCTAAGAAACAATTTAGCACAACAAGTACTGCACGAACAGATGGTCGATATGCAGTACAATAAATGAGGTTTAATATGAAGTATCTAGTAACAGCACTATCACTANTCGCTTTACCTGCACTAGCAAANACACCAATAACAGGTAACGTAGAAGCTAAGTGCGTAATACAAACAACTAAAGATGGGGTTTATGGAAACCCTATAGCTAGTAAGTTAAGCACTACACCTGCTGATGGTGGTGTTCTACCTGTAATAAGATTTGATGTATCTATAGCAGACAGCTACACAGCTAACATAACTCACCCTACATCATTTAGTTCTTCTCCTACACTTAACGACACAGTTGCTTGGACAGGTAGTACGAGTGTTACACAAACTTCTGTCTCTGGTATGTCAGCATATGAAGCGGCTAAAGTAGTAGTAGACAGTACAACAATATTTGATCTAACACTTGCAGGGTCAACATGGTTTTCTACTGCATCAAGTGCTACTTACGGAGCATCTAAGCCTTTCGCTGGAGGGGTCTATACTGCATTAGTACAGGCTAGCTGTATTGCTAAGTAGGTTAATAGTACTCTTTCTATTGCTTTCATTTTCCACTTCAGCCCATGAGATGACACCAGCTTATCCTGTTGTTAAACCTTCTCATGTAGATGGAGTAGTTAAAGTAGAGATGTCTCTGTTTAACTCTAGAGAAGAAATACAGTGGTATCAGATAGAGTTGTTTGATTTAAATTGGACGAACATACCTTTTGCATCCTCATACCGAATTATAAACATAGGATACAAAGAGAGAAAGTCTTTTGATGTATATATACGTAAAGCAGATATGGATGAAGCTGTATACTTATGTACTACATCAAAGGTAAGAAAGAGTAGTAAGTCTAGAACTCTTATTTCATCTAGGATATGTTCAAGATTAGATGGTGAACCCGCATGAGATTATTATTTACCCTTTGTTTTGTAGCTAGTTCTGCTGTAGCAGATAGTAGTTCCCTTTCATTAGCATTACCTAACCCACCTATGAACTACCAGTCGGATTCATTTTCCACTGGGAGTATGAGGTGTAGTAATGCTGTTGGTGGGGGTGTAAATCTTGAGTACGGTGTAACAGGTGTACTGTCAGGTTTAGATACAAATAGTAGGGGTAAAGATATTGGCGTGTACGCTAGAATTGTTATACCTTTAGATAAACCAAAGGCTCGTATAAACTGTGACGACCTGTACCAAATAGAGTTAGCTCAACGTAGATTAGAGATACAGAAACTACGAGATGAACTAGAACAACTAAAAAACCTACAAAGTTCTGGTGGTGAGATGGAGTTTGAGAACTAATGGATACTACCAAGATAGCAGATAATATAGATGGACTTGCAGATCGTGAGTTTAAGACAGGCGGTATGAAGGTATCATTTGGTTCTATCATGGCTATACTTGCTTTCCTATCTACTGTTGTGGGTGGTTTGTATGGTGGCTTTGTGTTGTACCAGAAGATAGAATCAGTCGCTGGCCTTGACCTAGAAGAATACCAACTACAAATGGACGTAATGGATGCCAAGGTAACAGGTATATCTGAGAAGGTAGAAGAGAGTGTAGAATACAGTCGTGATATTAAGAATGGACTTAGATCTGATATTCTTAGTATAGAGAAACAGACGGATCGTGTGGAAGACATGGTACGTGAAACAGAAGACAAAGTACGTAATATGATAGATGACGCTGAAGTAAGGTTTGAGAACCAAAGAGAACGTGTCAGAGTATCACAAAGTGGCTCGATGAAAGAACTCGAAGACAAACTTATGGATAAATTACAAAGGGCGTTAGATAACCCCTTAGCAGATTAGGAGACTAATATGAATTGGATTAAAGATAGACTAAAAGAAAGAACTACATGGGACGGAGTTGCTCTATGTGGACTTGGAGTGATTGTAATACTATTACCTAACTCAATAGATAATATTGCCGCAGGTGTAGCTATCGCTTGGGGTGCATGGACTACTCTTAAGAATGAGTGAATTTGATAAAGTAGATAAAGATGGAAGTGGCACTATAGATAGATCAGAGTGGGAAGCTCTTGAACTAGAAGATAGACGCAGACGACTAGATGATGAAGATGCACAAAGAGATGCACAAAGACGTATGGCTTGGTTCTGTTTATTCGGTATGCTTGCTTATCCTTTTTGTGTCGTACTAGCTAGTGCATTAGGATTAGAACAAGCGTCTTCTATCATAGGTTCTATGGCTTCCATTTACTTCCTATCAGTTGCTGGTATAGTTGGCGTATTCTTTGGCGTTACTAATATGAGCAAGAAAGAAGTGAAAGGTAATAACGGATAATGTTAGGACTAAACTTAATAGGTCAGGTAGCTAATTTAGCTGGTACTATGATCGAAGGTAAGACTGCTGTAAAGAAAGCAGAAGCTGAAACTAAAATGAAGATAGCTACAGGCGAGATCGATTGGGATATTGCCGCAATGAAAGCTACAGAGAACTCGTGGAAAGACGAGTGGATAACTCTACTCTTCTCGATTCCGTTAATTTTAGCGTTTTGTGGAGACTGGGGTAATCAGATAGTACAAGCAGGTTTTACTGCGCTAGAGATTATGCCTGACTGGTATCAGTATTCCCTTGGTGGTATTGTGAGTGCTAGTATAGGTATGCGTGGTGTAAGCAAATACTTTGGGAAGAAATAAACATGCAGAACAACTTTGATAAATGTCTACATATGTTATTGGAACACGAAGGGGGCTACGTAAATGATAGCCGCGATTCTGGGGGGATGACTAATTTAGGTGTAACTAAGAGAGTATACGACGATTGGATTGGCAGAGAGTCTACTGAACAAGAAATGAGAGACTTAACTCCAGATGATGTAGCTCCTATCTATAAGAAGAACTACTGGAATCGAGTTAAAGGAGATTCACTTCCATCGGGCTTAGACTGGAGCTGTTTCGACTGGGCTGTGAATTCGGGAAGTGGTAGACCTGCTAAAGCTGTACAACGTGCAGTAGGAGCGACACCTGATGGAGCTATAGGACCACAGACGTTAGGTCTTATAATGGAGAAAGATCCCAAGTTTATAATTGATTATGTATACACAGTACGTCAAGGCTTCTATGAAGGTCTAGATGATTACAAACACTTTGGTCGTGGATGGTCACGGCGCAATAAAGAAACATTAGAACAAGCTCTCAACATGATTGAAGAGTAAACAAAAGAAAAGCCGTAGGTATCCACTCAAGGACGCCTACGGCTTTTTTGATTCTATACTTGTGGTGTGAACCTATTAATTCCCTCGCAGGTAGGTTAGCCTATCAAAAGCTCTAACCTCTGTCACACCACGCTTAATTTCCCTCTCAGGGGCTATTTAACACCTACTGCATCCATCGTAATTGCAAGACCTTCGAATAGAGTTTTTATATCTTGATTTAGCTTAGATATGATCCACACTAAGTAAGTAGATAAAGCTAGATTGCCTAGCAGTATTCCTTCGTTTATTGTCATTTATGTTTCTCCGATAATGCTTCATTCATACGCTTAAGATACCATTCAGCTTTCTTCATATCCTCTACAGGATTAGCTTTGTACCTATACCTATGTTGATACTTAATCATGTTCCCATGACAGTAGGCTATAAAACCATCAGTACCTAAGACTTGTCTAATATAGTCAATACATTCAATGCCTTCTTGGTTGTAGTGAGCAGGTTTATTAACTGGGTCGAAACCCATCTCTTGTTGTTTCTGATCTAAATTCCACTTAGCCATTTTTGTTTAGGTGTTCCCTTAGTTCTGTATAGCCCCCAAGGTGAGTGCCATCTGGTTTAAATATTTGAGGTACTGTAGTATAGCCTGACTTACGCATTAAAGTCAACAGCCACTTACTGCTTGGAGACTGGACATTGTATGTTGTTACCTGACTACCTGCGACACCCCTTAGTAGTTGTAAAGAGGCATCACAGAAGTTACATTGATCTCTAGTTATTACTATCCACATTAAACGAGATCTACAATCTCACAGCTATCTCCAGAACAAGCTAATGTCTGACTACCTGCTGTGTTGTCTTCTTGTTCATACTCTGATAACTTAGACCAGTCAATAGCTTTAGGCATAACATCAGTTAGTATTTCGTAAGCTGTTTCATCACACTCTTGATAAGGTGCTTGTTGATACGTATGCTCATTGAATGGTAAGAACGACACACCTGACATCTCATCAAAGTGTCTGTAAACAAATGCTCCTACTTCAAACCACTCATCCTTCTTAACATTAATAGTCACACTAGGCTTATGCTCACACCAACTACGCTGATAAGCTAACCACATTTCTAGCTGTTGTATAGCAGACATATCAGAAGTAGTTACTGCACCTTCTGGGGCTTTCATAGGGAAGCTAAACACAGTAGTTTGGTCAGGCTTCATTACATCAGGCTCATTAGGTATACCTTGTTCTGCCATGAACTTTGTTAACGGGTCTTTGTTGTCTCCACGTACAGTCCGAATATAATAGGCTGAGTGACGAGCGTGAATCCCACTACTACTGTTAACCAGTTGGCTGACAGTACCGCTTGGTTTAACACAGCTGATAGCAGTACTGACAGGGATGTCAAGGCGTTTAGCCCAAGTAGCATTAGTATCGACAGCGATCTGTTTGAGATGTCCAAGAGTATTCTCCAATCCTTTGTTTGCAATAGTCATTATAGGGTTATCCATAATACCAGTCATAGACACACCCAGTAGTCTTTCTTCTTCAGTATTCTTTTGCCATATCTTACGTAGGTATGGGAACTTAGTAAACGACGATTGTATAGTACCTAGTATTGTAGCTACTCTAACCTTACGTTCTAAGTCATCAACAGTATCTGTAGCACGTATAACTACTTCCGTTAAGTTACAGAATTGTGATGGCCTCAAAATTATCTCACTGCAAGGATTCGTCCCGAACTCAAAGCTAGGGTCACGTCTGCCATTCTTAGCCGCTTGCTTCTTAGATGCTTCACGATTAAAGATACCACGTTCACCACTCCCACTTTCCACTAGAGCCATCCACTCACGCATAAAAGATAAACTGTCAGGCTTCTCAGTATACGACACAGAGTTGTTAGCTAAAGCACGTTGTGGATC